CGCCGAACTCGACACCGGGGCGACCCGGTACTCGAGTGGCACGGTCGAGACGCTGACGGTGGTCAACCCGAACATGCAGTCGACGGCGAGCGCGAACCTCGTGACCTTCGCGGGTCCGGTGGTCGTAGGCGCGGAGTCGCCGAACGTTCGCTACCTCGGCTTCGGTCAGATTCGGGCCGCGATCGAGTTCGCCGGTGACCGCACGATGTTCCGGTTCGGCGGTCAGCCGACCTCGGGCGCGAACGTGGTCATCGGCGCGGCGTCGCGTCACCTGGTCACGCTGCCGCCGGTCATCCTCGGCAGCACGGATCAATTCCTGCTCGCGCTCTATGCGCCGAGCCAGTCGGGTGCCGGTGTCTACAAGGTCCGCATGGGCTGGTGGGAGCTCTAAGCCATGAGCGATGACATCAAGGTGGTGTCGAGCCGGGCGCTCCCCGGCAAGACGCCCAATAACACCCGCGGCACGTTGCGTGGCTCGCAGTACGGCGAGGTTTTCACCTCGCTGATCGGCGATGCGCGCTATTCGATGCTCGATCAGGGCGCGTACTACGTCGCGCACAACGCGACGAACGACGCCGCGACGACGCTCGCTCACACGGCCGCCATCAAGCTCGCTGACAACGATGCGACGATGACCAAGCCGTTCCTGTTCATGCGCATGAACCCGAGCAGCGGCCTTCGCGCCTATCTCGACTACATCGAGATCGACGTGATCACCGCGGCGACGAGCGCTCAGGCGTCCAACTGGGCAGCGCAGATCGACACCGGCGCGAGCCGCGTGACGACGGCGGGCACGGCGTTCACCACGGTGAACTCGAACATGCAGTCCGGCAATAGCCCCGACCTGGCTGTGCAGGGCGGCGTGATCGTGGTCGGCGCGGAGACGGCGTCTTGCCGGAACCTCGGCTTCGGCCTGCTGCGTGCTGGCATCGACATCGCGGGCGATCGGTTCATGTTCCGATTCGGCGACGAACCGAGCTCGGGCGAGAACGTGGTGTCCGCGGCTGCCTCGCGTCACCTCGTGAATATGCCGCCGGTGATCCTGGGGCCGCAGGACTCGTTCCTGCTCGGTCTCTACGACTCGACGGACAATGCGGCCAATGCCGGCATCTACAAGGTGCGCATGGGCTGGTGGGAGCTCTAGTCATGGCTCAGTTCAATGAGGCAATGACGAACATTCTCGGCGAGCGGGAATACGTCGTCAGCATGACGGGCACGGGCAACGGCACCGTGCCGACGCTCTCGGCCTACTGCAAGGGGATGACCCTGTCGTGGACGGCAACGGGCCGCATCCTGATCACCTGGACCGACAACCCGGGAACGTTCATCGGGTTGAAGGGCGGGGCCGGGTTTGCGGACTCGTCGTCTCAGGCGACGGTGAAGCAGTGGGAGATCACGACGGGTCCCTACCCGGCGTCGGCCGGGACGGTGACGCTCGAGATCGACATCTGGAACTCGAGCGCGACGGCGGCGGATCTGGCGACCACCAGCACCGTCACCTTTACGCTCTGTTTCACGACCATCAAGGGCGTCCCGTAGCCCGTGCCACTGCGTTTCACGATGGCCGACCTGCGCGGGCAATGCCTGCGCAACGTCGACATGGAGTCAGACGGCTCGCTCACCACGAGCGAGACGAACTCCATTATCAGCGATATCTACGGCGCTCGCGTGTACTCGACCGTGGTCTCGGGTGGCTGCCGCTACTTCGAGACTTCGACGACGTTCACGACCGCGGGCCTCGCCTACATCGCCGAGCCGGTGGACCACCTCTCGATCGTCGACACCATCGAGCGCGTGCTCGATACGAACGGCCGACTCCAACGCCTTGCGCAACTGATGCCGCAGGAGCGTGCGCTGTGGTCCGGTCGCACCGGGCACGCGCGCCGATGGGAGTTCGTCGACGATCGCATCAATCTCTACCCGACGCCCCCATCGGGCGACCAGTACATCCTTCGCTACATCGCACAGCCGCCCGTCCTGACGTCCTACGGGGACTCGGACCTGGTGGATGTGGTGTCGCCGGATGGACTGTCCGCCCTGATCTGGGGTACGGGCGTCCGCTTCCTCGCGAAGTCGCGCTCTGACGTGACTCTCTGCATGAAGGAGCGCGATGAAGCCGTCGAGCGACTGCTCGAATGGGCGCAGATGCGCGCGTTCAACGACCCGCATCGCATGGTCGTTGACGAGTGCGAGGACTATGACCTACGAGCGGATGGCTCGTACTGGTACGACCGATGAGCGAGTACGCGGCCTGGTGGAAGGCCGACAAGGGCCGCGTCCATGACGCGGTCTTCAACGAGGTCCGTCGCATCGAGACGAACCAGGGCGACGTCTTCGATCGCTTCGTCAAGCTCGAAGCGCTCTACGACCCCAACACGCCGAACGGTGAGAACAGCGACCTCGGCCACGTCACCGAGAACGCCGTCGCCTCGAACGTTGACAGCCTCGCCGCTGCCATCTCCTCGTCTGACGTCCTGCCGCGCATCGAAACCGACGGCGGCGACTGGCACCAGCAGCGCCGAGCCAAGCTCCTGGAGTGGTACGCGGAGGAGCAGATGGTGCTCCTCGGCGTCTCGCCGAAGTGCCGTTCCGCGTTCAAGGAGTCGACGAAGAAGGGGAACGGTCTAGTCCGCGTCGAGGAGGTCTTCGAGGAGCCTCGCGTCCGCCACGTCATGGTGGAAAACGTCGTCGTGGATCAGGACGAGACCCGCGACAGCCGCCCGCCGCTCCAGTTTCACGAGTGGGTTTCAGTCGACGCCGATGAGTTGATCGCTCGCTTCCCGAGCAAGGAGGCAGACATCGAGCGGGCTCGCGCCTCGCGGTCGAGCACATGGCGCACAAATCGGCGCGTTCGGCCGAGCGTCACCAACGAGGTCACCTACCTCGAAAGCTTCCGCCTCCCCGTCGGGAAGAAGGGCTTGAAGGGCTATCGGCCCGGCCGCCACACGATCACGGTGGACGGGGCGGACATCTTTGAGGAGAAGTGGGAGAAGGACCACTTCCCGTACGCCTGCATCGTCTACACCGAGCGCACCACGTCCTGGTACGGCATCGGTGGGGCCGAGCGCATCGCGGGCATTCAGCGGGCGCTGAACAAGCGCAACTGGCAGATCGAACGCGCGCTCGAGTACGGCGCTTTGCCGACGACGTACGTCCGCCCCGCCGATGCGAACCTGACGGTGAAGACGAGCCGGGTGGGCGCGGTGGCTGTCGTGAAGGGCGATTACCCGCACACCGTCACGCCCCAGGCCGTGTCCGCCGAGACGTATCAGAGCAGGCTCGCCCTTCGCGACTCAGCCTCCGAGGAGTTCGGCCAGTCGCGTCTCGCCACGCATGCTGCCAAGCCTGCCGGCCTGGATTCCGGCGTGGCCCTTCGCGAGTACCGCGACCAGAGCTCGCAGCGGTTCGCCTTGCAGGAGAAGGCGTTCGAGCAACTCGTGCTTGACGTCGTGACGCTCGTGATCGAGGTCTGCAAAGACCTCGGCGAGAAGGCGCCCGAGATGATGCGTCACTCGCGGTTCGGCTCGAAGCGCATCAAGTGGTCGGACGTCGACATGAAGGACGTCAAGATCCAGATCAAGCCGGCGTCGAATCTCAACCGCACACCGGCTGGCCGCAAGCAGCTCGTCATCGAGTTCGCGCAGGCCGGCATCATCTCGCAGGACGAAGCGCGCCGGCTGATGGGCGAGCCGGACCTCGAGTCGTCGCTGTCGCTCTACACCGCCGCGATCGAGAGCGTCGAGCACTGCCTCGACGAGATCGCCGAGGGCCGCATCGTTGTGCCAGAGCCGTACATGAACGCCAAGGCGACCGTCTGGCGCTCACAGCAGGAGTACCTGAAGTGGGTCAACGACGGCGCGCCCGAGGAGATTCTCGAAGCACTGCGCCAGTTCGTGGTTACGGCGGCCTACATCGTCGACCAGCAGGAGCAGCCAGCGAACCAGAACACGGCGCCCGGGGCAATGCCTGGTGCCGCGCCTCCGCTGCCCGGTGCTCCCCCTGACGCCATCCCGGGCGGCATGGCGGCCCCCGTCGGCGCCGTTCCGCAGGCCGCGTTCTCGCCCCAGGCCATGCAGCTTCGCGCGGGGGTCGGATGAAGCCCGCGCTCCCTCTCAAGCTCGACGACGAGAAGGCCGAGCGCGTGCGGCGCAACCACGCCGAGCGGATCGACGAGTTGCAGCGCACGCCATGCGCTGGCGCGGTGGTCATCAGGAATGTCAGCCTCGTCGACAGCACGATCACTCAAGTCGCGCATGGCCTCGGGCGAGCGCCGGTGATGACCATCGTCTCGCCGCCGCGCAATTCGACCTCGACCGGCCGCATCGTCGACTACAAGGGCACGGCCTCGGCTGGCGACCCTACGAAGTTCGTCACCCTGGAGGCCATCGGCTGGGGCGCAACCATCACCGTCGACATCGAGGCCAAATAATGGGCCTCCGCGGTCTCCAGTTCCAGACGCTTGAGATCCCGTTCGTCGCGG